TTTGCTACAACTGAAAAACAGATTGGCATTGAAACAGTAAAGTATGATAATAATAGTAAACTAGCTGAAGCTAAAGGTTTAGAAACACCTAATGAAACATCTAAAAGTTTACTAGCTAATCCTGGTAGAGGTTACTATTGGCAGAAGGGTTATTACAACCAACTGGTAAAAGAACAAACACCTTTGCTTTTAAATAGAGCATTTCAAGGTACTGAAGCTCTTTTTACTGATGCAGCCGGTAATCAATTTAGTGGTATAGAAGCTGTTAACGATCCAGCAAGAACTACTATTGTATTAGATACTGTATTAAAAAGTCTATATGGATCAACAGGTTTAAATATTAGTGAACTTGAACCTGGATTTTTAGCTGATTCAAATGATGCTGTTGATAAAATCCGCAGTGCTTATATTCAAAGATCTATACAAGGGGAAACAAAACAAAACTATGAAGCCCTTGCTAGTCAAGCTCAAAACTTAAGAGATAGTGGTCAGATTCAACAAGCTTATTTTGCAGACCTAAAGAACCCTAGTATTGGTAGAGAAAAAGCTTTACAGAATGTCTTTGATTTATACTCTGCAAAAAATGCTGATGGTTCATTTCGTTATTCAAAAGAAGAGTTAGATAACCTTAACCTATTAGGTGAAGGAACTATTCTAGAGACACGTGGTAATAGCCAACGTTATCAAGACGCTATAGCTGCACGTGTGAAAACTAGAACAGATACAATGCGTGAGGAACAGGCTAGAACTAAAGTTGAAGCTAAAGATTTTGCAGCTAGTGCTGTACCAAAAATGCTAGCTTATTTTGATAATGCTGATCCAGAAGGAGATATTAAAGGTGCGGCTACATTTGAAAGAGAATTTAATGAAAGGTTTCCTGGTCAAAGTTTACCTCAACGTTACCTAGATGCAAAAAAAGCAGCGTTGCAAGGTAATAAAAAAACAGAATTATCACTTATTGCTCAGCAATATACAAACAAAACTATAGATGAAGCTTTTGTTGAATCTATTCAAGATCCTCAAAATAAAATTCAAGCTATTGATTTGTATAAAAAACAAGAAGTAGAAAAGTATGGACCTACTTATGCTGAAACAAGAAAACTTTTAGGTGCAGATGCTAAAGCTTTAACAAAATTTCAGCCTACTACAGAAGGCATGGATTCTACAACTTTATATGTAAAAAAAGCTTTAGAAAATGAATACAAATTTTTCTTTAAAACTTTAATAGATAAAGGTGTTTCACCTGAAGTAGCATCTAAAGAAGCTTATACACAACTTCAAGCTTATGTTGCTAAAGGTGTGGCAGGTGATAAACAAAACAAATTTTACTCTGAAACTGGACCCAACAATTCAATTGTTTTTCCAAAAATTCAAGGTACAGCAACACAATTAAGTGTTGCCGCTCAAGAACGTCGTAATGAATTAAATAAACTTTTAACACAAGATGATACTGGTTTATTTTCAAAACCAAATTCAATCTTATCTGAACAAGAAATTGAAACTAGTATAGGTTCTTATTACGCTAATAATGGTACTTTTAGAATACCAGTAAATGTAGAATATACAGCTAAGCTACTAGGTGTTAGTCCTATAGCAGCTATTAATGCACAGATTGAAGCTTCTAATACAAAGTATGGGTTAAACCGTCGTTTACTTATGTCAACACCAGCTGAAGAAGCTGTATTTGATCAAATACCTTCAGTTCAAAAGTTATTTACTGATTTTACTAAATCATCACAAACTAGGTTTAATCGTGGCAATGCTTTTGTTACAGGTACAACTGGTCCTATGAGAGCTAGTATGGCACCTCTTTCTACAGATCCACCTTCAAGTGGTGCACTTAGTATGAGTGAAGCAGGGCAGTATGCTTTAGAAGCTGGGTTTACTCCAGAAGATGCTAGAGTTGTAGCTGCAATTGCTAGAGGAGAAAGTGGTTTAGACCCTACTAACAGTACACGCCGATCAGGTCTAGAAGCCGCTACAGGTGAAGATAGTGTTGGTCTAATGCAAATTAATTGGGGTTATCACAAAGATAGTGGATGGCTGCAAAAATTAGGTATTAATAGTAGAGAAGATTTATTTGATCCCGTGTTAAACATGAAAGCTGCAAAATACCTTTATGATAATAGAGGTAGTTTTGATGATTGGACAGTTTACACTAAAGGTATCTACAAGCAGTATTTAAATTAAAAAACAAACAACATGAACGATCCATTAGATTATTCAAATGTTGGTAGTGAATATGTGTTGAGTGAAGAAGATCGTAACAAGCAACTCTCTAATGAACAAATAGAAGAAATTCAACAGAGAGTTGATACTTACGAACAGCAACAACAGCAACTTCAAGAACAAGAGACACAACCTCCTACGGGAGGTCAAACTACACCAACATCTGAACAACCTGCACCTACGGGTGAGGTTACAATGCAACCTGAAATGGCTGCTGAACCATTCGATCCAAGTAAAGATTATTCTTATTATGAAGCCCAAGGTATGAGCCGTGGGGAATGGAACCGTTTACAAATGAGCGGTGGGGTTGGAAGTGACGTAGAAGGTTTCGCTACTGATCCTAGATACGCAATTGAACTAGCAACTGCTCTTCCTGTTGGTGGTGTATTAGATCCAGTCACTGATCTAGCTAATAAATTCCTACCAAAAAGTGCACAGATTCCTAAGGTAACACCTTATGAAAACGGTGTATCATCAGCAGCACGAGCTATTTCTTCTGTTGTTGTTCCTACATTAGCCCTTCAAGGTGTTGGTATGGCCGCCGCAACTAAAGCACAAACTGCAACCACTAAAGCACTTGGAGCAGGTAACGTCATCAATAGGTTAGGTAATACTGCCTTTATGAAGTTCCTTGGAACCAGGGGTGTAGAAGCAGGTGCTAGTGTTGCTGTCGGCGCTTTTAGCTCTGAGTATGAAGAAGACAATGCTTTTGGTACTCTTAAGAAAGCCTTGCCACCACAATATGACTTTATCCCTGATAGCTGGGCCACACTAGATACAGATAGTCCAGATGAAAAACGTATTAAAAACATTAATGAAGATTTAGGTCTTGGTTTTCTTATTCCTTTTGTAGGTTTTCTTGGTAAGTTTGGTTCTGCAATTAATGAAGTAGGTCAAACCTTTTCTAAAGGTCCAAAAATTGTTGGTGAGACACCTCAAGCACAGAAAATTATTAATGATCTAACACCAGTTGCTAAAAGTGATGATGCAGTAGAAGAACTTTCAAGATATGCTGCTAAACAAGAAGCAGATCTTGATGAGCTTGGGTATTACAATCAAGCTATGAATCCTAATTCTAACGTCCCACTAAAAGGTGTAAATGACGTTTATGATTGGAATGAAGTTGGTATGCGTAGTCTTGATGATTTTGGTATCATTGGTGCTAGTGTTGATGCAGTACGTGTTGCAAAAAACAAAGGATCAGTTTATGGTCGTTTAGGTAACTTTATTAGTGAACCTGCACGTAAGTTTGCCATCAGTACACCAGGTGGTGTTGAAGAAGTTTCAATTGGTCTTGCTAAACAACTGAAAGATGCTGATCGTTATCGTGTTGATGCAGCTGATTGGGCAATTAGTTTTGATGAAATCCAAGAACAAGGTGATAACCTAGTACTTGAATTGTTTGATCCTACTGTTGGTGTAGATGAAATCCGTAAGATTCTTGATCCTGTCATTGTAAAGAATGAGTTTGGTGTCGAGACATTGACTGATGAAGGTTATGCTGGTATCTTTAGGATGATCGATGATCAAGCTAAAGCATTCACTGGCATGGATATTGCTAAAGCACAAGCTTATAGTGCTACGTCAATCTCCGGCCAAATTGCTGACCTATCTGAAGGTATTAGGCTTAACCGAGGTTCAGCTGCTGTTGATCAAGCTAAAGAACAAGTCCGTGATAACCTTGCTTATCTACAACAACTACAAGGAACCACTAAGTATTACTTAGATAAGAAACGTGGTATCATGCGTTTAGGTGAGCGTGTTCGTGCATTTGGTAAGACACCAGAACAACTAACAAGAGAAATTCAAGAGCAGACACCACAAGCTTTACGTATTATTCAAGACGAAAGTGATCGGTTTACCCAAAGCTGGCAGTATTTAGAAGAAAATAACCCAGAAGTTCTTGATTCATTCCTTGAGTTATATGAACTTAGTGATGGTAAGATCAATAGTATTACTAAAATGAATGAAGATATTCTTAATAGCTTTACTCGTTGGCGTCCACTTATTGATAATGCTCCTGATGCTCCTAATATCTTAGATCAAGCTGTTAGAGCTAATTTCTTTAATTCTATTTTGTCTTCTGTTGGTACAGCAGGTAGAGCTTTATATGGTAACTTAAGTGGTTTGGTTGCAGAACCAGTATCTTATTTTGCAGGTTCTATGCTACGTGGGGATCTTAAATCCGTACAACGTGGTTGGATGGCTTATAGTGCTATCTTAGATACACAGATGAAAGCATTACCTTATGCTGGTAAACTGTTCATGAAAGCATCCCAAAACCCTAACAGTGTGGCAGGTGCAACTAGATTAGACTTAGTAATTAAGAATGAAAAGAAACTAGCACAATACAAAAACATTGCTAGAGTAGAAGCAGATAAAGGTAATTACGGTTTTAAATTTCTTGTAGATCAATATGAAAATTTACAAGCAATGGCAGCTGACCCTGTATTTAGGATTACACCAAATCTATTTACTGGATTTGATGGTTTTACCAGTGCTAACTTAGCTAATGCTACTGCACGTTTCCGTGCTATGGATGAACTAGAACGTCTTGGTAAAGAAGCAACACCTGCTAATATTAAAAAGATTGCCGATAAAGAATATGGTAGTATGTTTAATGAAAACGGTATTATTGTAGATGAAGCAGTTAAGTATAATACAGGAGAGATTGCTTTAAACCTTGATACTGGTTTAAATACTCAATTAAACGGTCTTCTTCAAGAAATACCTGGACTAAGACCTTTTATCATGTTCCCTGGAACTATGGCAAATATGGTTAGAGTAGCTGATGATTATCTTCCTGCACCTTTACGTTCATTCCAACGTGATGTAAATGAACTAGCTTATACTTCAGTTGAAACATTTATGGAACAACCTGAATTAGTAGAAAAGATCCTTACTAATCGTGGTTATAAATTAACTCAAATGGATGAAACAGCTAGATTAAATGCTATTGTAGATCTTAAAAATAAAACACTAGGTAAAAAAGCAATTGGTACGTTTGTTACTTCTTTGGCTATTGGTTCTGCTATTAAAGATAAACTATTTGGTGACGGTTTATTTAGTATGACAGGAGACGGTAGTGTTGATAGACAACTACAAAGATCACGTACTAAAAACAGTAACTGGAAAGAAAGGTCAATTATTGGACCTGATGGAGTTAGGTTTACATATGATGAATTACTTGGTCCTGGATTAAGTAATTGGGTTGCTACTGTAGCTAACATTGCTGATAACTTTGATATGCTTGGTGAAGCAGCAACAGAGAATTTATTTCAAAAAGCAGCGTTTATACTTTCAGCTGGTTTAACTGATCAAGCTGGTTTGTCTGCTTTACGTCCTCTTGTAGAAACTTTAAGTGGTAATCAATTTGCTGCAACTACTTTTGCAACAGGTCAAATAAATTCACTTGGTCCTTTAGGTGGCTTACGTAATGAATTTGGTAAGATTATTGATGGTGGACTTAAGGATCTTAATAATGATATAGTAAGTAACTTAAAAAACCGTAACCAATTACTTGGTGTCTTAGATCCTGCTAACCGGCTACCTACTGTAATCAGTCCTGTAACAGGTGAAGCACCAAATAAATATACAATGCTACAACGTATTTTTAATTCTTACTCACCAGTTAAAGTACATCCAGCAATGTCTAAAGAAGAGGAGTTTCTTTATGATATTGAATATGATGTATCTAGTGCATTTAAGAAACGTAATGGTGTTGAATTACTAAATACTGAACGTGCTGAACTCAATAGCCTTATGGGTAAAAGAGGTTATTTTAGAGATGAAATTAAAAATATTATGCGTACAGCTGATGCACGTAATACTATTAATGAACTAAAAGAAGCACGAAGACAAGGTATTACTTCTAAACAGGTACCTATCGATAAATACGATCAAATCTTTATGATGATAGATGAAGCATTAAAAAATGCAGAAGAATTGGCCTTTAATGATCTAGAATCACCAGTACGTCTTTCTATTGAACAACGCATCATTGAAAAACAACTAGCTGGTCAAAGAGCTGAACAAGGTTTAATGCCTGGAGTAGATACAACACTTAACATCCGGTACTAAAAAATCATGGCAACAACTGAAAATAATTATACAGGAGATGGAACAACAACAAGTTATAGTTTTTCCTTTCCTTACATAAAAAAAGAAGACGTAAGAGTTACCTTAAATACTATAGGTACAACTGATTTTACAATTAATGATAACACTCCAACACAAGTTGATTTTACTATAGCACCTGACAATGATGATGCTATTCGTATTTATCGTGTTACTGATACTTCAACTACTGCTTCAACATTTTTCGTAGGTTCATCCATTAGAGCACAAGATTTAAATACAAACTTTGAACAAGCTCTTTATATTGGACAAGAAGAGGAAAATAAAATTCAAGATGTTGTATCTGGTGGTATTGCTGATGGTTCTATTGATACATCTAAAATAAATGATAATGCAGTAACTGCTGCTAAATTAGGACCTAATTCGGTAACTACAGCTAAGATAGTCGATTCTAACGTAACTACAGCTAAGATAGCCGATTCTAACGTAACTACAGCAAAGATAGCACCACTGGCTATCACTCAAACTAAACTTGCTGCTAATTCTGTTAGAACAGCTAAAATTCTAGATGGTAACGTAACAGCACCTAAAATTGAATCACCTTTAAGTGGTGATCTAACCTTTGCATCTAGTCAAACATTTCCAAAAATACCAGCTAATACTCAAACAGCTGCATACAATTTAGATCCATCAGATGCTGGTAAACATATTAACATTACAACTGGTGGTGTTACTGTACCTAGTAATATTTTTAGTGTTGGTGATGTTATCAGTATTTATAACAATAGTGGTAGTAACCAAACTATTACACAAGCTACCAACGTAACACTAAGACAAGCAGGAACAGCAAACACAGGTGATCGTACATTAGCTCAATATGGATTAGCAACTATTCTTTGTGTTGATGCTACAACAGATGATAATTTTTTTGTTATTACTGGTAGTGGGTTGACCTAATGATACATCAATTATTTTTTGGTCAAGAATTTATTGCAGCGCCAGGGCAAGTAGTATTTACAACTACAGGTAGTAACAGCTGGGTTGTACCTCTTGGTGTAACAAGTATTTCTGCTGTTGTAGTTGCTGGAGGTGGTGCTGGACGTTCAGACGGCACCGGCACTGACAGCGGTGGTGGCGGCGGTGGTCTTAGCTGGACTAATAATATTCCGGTCACTCCTGGTGAAACTCTTACTGTTCAAGTTGGAGCAGGTGGCGCAGGTTCTGGTTTAAATCAAGACGGACAAGACGGTGGTGATAGTTATATTCAAAGAAACTCTACATTTTTAGTTGGCGCGATGGGCGGCGGTGGTGGTGTACAATACGTTGCTGGCACTTCAAATTGGTCTGAAACCATTGGCTGGGGCGGTACTACTGCTGGTCTTACTGGTAATCCTAACATTTATGCACAATTTAATGATGGCGGCGGTTACGGCGGCGGTTCGAAGCCTCTCACATCTAACTCCGACGCCGGTGGCGGTGGCGGTGCAGGCGGTTACAGCGGCAGAGGTGGTAGCGGCGGTACTGAGCCTGCCGGTGCTAGTGGTGAAGCAACTGCTGGCCTCGGCGGCGGCGGTGGTGGCGGTTACTATGGAACTGGTGCTGGTGGCGGCGGCGGTGGAGTAGGCTTAATACAAGAGGGAACTTCTGGTGCTGCTGGAACTGGTGCAGACCTTCCAAGTAAAAGTGGTCGTGGCGGTAGCGGCGGTGATGATGGTCCTACCCCTGGTGCTACTGGAGATCCAGGAGCAGGCGGCCTTTACGGCGGTGGCGGCGGCGGTGACGATAGTAATGCGTCAAACGGTGACGGCGCTCAAGGTGGTGTAAGAATCATTTGGGGAGCAGGTCGCTCATATCCTAATAACAGTGCAGACGTTTAAACAACTTTATTAAAAAAAACAACTTAAAATCTATTTTATTATGATTAAACTTATCCGTCCTATCCTATTTACTTTTGCTAATTCACCACAAGTAAAACGTATGATTGTTGATCTATTGCGTAAACTTGTACAAGATACAGATAATACTGTTGATGATCAAGCAGTAGATTTTATTGAACGTGGATTATTTGGTGAACTTTAAATGATTGAAGCAGGGGTATCTGCTCTTATTGGAGCAATTGCAGCAGGAGCTGCTTTAACAAATCGTATACACAATAGAATATCAGCTTTGGATAGACGTGTTGATACCTTTGAATTAAGTGTTGCACAAGATTATGTATCTAAAGCTGATCTTTCAGTAATGGTGCAACGTATGGAGGATCATATGGTCCGCATTGAAAACAAATTAGATCAAATTGTATTGAGAAATGGCTAACAAGAAAGCAACTGAAGACCAATTCAACGAGTTGCATAATCTTGTCACAAAGGAATTCCTTGCCCGTGTTAAATCGGGTGAGGCTTCTACACAAGATCTGAAAGCAGCTTGTGATTGGCTATCAAAGAATGATATTAGTGGTGTCGCTGTTCAAGGTAGCCCACTAGATAAACTAGCTAGTATTATGCCAACTGTTGACCCTGAACTTGTACAACGGAGACTTTATGGCACGAAGCTCTAATTATAGCGGTGCTAAATACGCTAATGGTAACTATAAATCATATCAAAAGAAATATGATTCTAGTGCATTACAGATCTCTAAACGATCTGCATTAAATAAAGAAAACCGTAAACGTGGAACCTACGGTAACGGTGATGGCAAGGATGTATCCCATAAGAAAAATGGTAAGACATTCCTCGAAAAAGCATCAAAAAACAGAGCACGTAAAGGACGCGCATGACCCCACTACTTCCTACCCCTAACGATTACCTATACAACTTAATAGCCATGACCTCACCAGAAGCTAAGCGTCTGTGGAGACGCTCTATTAAGGAACACTTTGACCATACTTGTATCTATTGCGGAAAAACTTATGACCTTAGTCAATTATCTATCGATCATGTTCATCCTCGCGCTCGTGGCGGAGAAGATGTCGCAACAAATGTTGTATGCGCCTGTACCAGATGTAATCAGGATAAAGGAAGTACACCCGTTATCTCGTGGATGAGAGACAAATTTGGAGTTAATAGACTCCGCGAAAAACTAATTATGGAGTATATTAATTAATTATGGATTTGAATTTATTTGGCGAGCAACAAAAGATCATAATGCAGGGTATTCAGTACCTTTTAGATCAAAATAAAATACCAGAACAACAAGTTCGAGCTACACCTGATTCTAATCCAGCTAGTCGTGGGTCTCAAGGACCACGGTCTGCACCTGTTCAAGGACCATACCAAAAGCCAGTGTCAGCAATGCGCTCACCTGCATCATCTGGATACCCTGCACCTCCAAAAGGTGCTACTCCAAAAATATCTAATGTAGGACCACAAATACGACAAGCAAAAGCTGTACAACAAGCTAATCCAGGTAGAGCAGCACGTGCTGCTAGAAATGCTGCTAAAGGAGGTCTAGGTGTAAATATGTTAAGAGGTGGTATTCAAGGACTTGCACTTGAACTTGGGATGAAGATGCTACAATCTATAGGTACAGAAGGTGCATCTAAAATGTCAATTTTAGGTAATATGGGTGCTAATGCACCTGCTGCTAAACCAAAGTCTAAGCCTACACCTAAGCCTAAACCCAAACCTACACCTAAGCCTAAACCCAAACCTACACCCAAACCTACACCTAAGCCTACACCAAAAACTAATTCTAAACTAAGTGCTGGTGCACAAAGTTTTGATCGTGCTTTTGCTGCTGCACGTAAAGGTGGTAAAAGTGTCTTTACTTGGCGTGGTAAACGTTATAACACTAAGTTGAAATAGTTATGGATAAACCTAATAAAATATGGCGTACTGGCAGCAAAAACATAGCCGGTTACAAAAAATTAGGTCAAAATTACAGAGAAAAAAACGGTAGTTTGGTGGGGTTTTTAGAAAAATATGGTGTTTTAATAACTGACGAGAAAAAACCATATAAACTTAGAGTAGATGGTGATCGAATTAAACTTGCTAATTTACAAAGTTATAAAGCTTACCAAACTTTGCGTCAAAATCTCTCAGGATACAAAAAAATTGAAAAAGAACTTTTAAATTTAGGTATTTCTAAAAAAGAAGTCAATGCTTTTATTCAAGACGATAAACAAAAATATAAACAAATTCAGTCTGAAGTTAAAGCTATTGACGCAATTTCTTCAGAAGCTGTAGAAAAAGGGCATATAGGATCTTTAAAATCCGGTTACCCAGATGTTTCAAGTAACATTGAACCTGAATTAAAACGCATTAATGCTGCAAAACAAGGTAAATCCCCATTCTCTGGGGCATTATTAGCAGAAGGTGTTCCTAGAACAAGTCAAGAAGCCTTTATTCGTTGGAAAGATTCTTCAGGTTTACCTAATCCTTCTGACTATACTTATGAACAAAGACAATTACTACGACAAGCTGAAAATGTTAGCGAAGTAGATGATCTTATCATGAGTTTTGAAAAAGGTGGTGTAAGAGTAAATCGTAAACAACTGACAGCATTAGCTGCTACGGGCGTAACAACGTATTCTGCACTTGGTTCAGCAGCTAGCGCAGTAGAGACTGCTGGACGTACACAACTAGCACAAGAATCAGGTAACCCCCTTGATTATGTACAAGCTGGTTTGTCTGGTGTATCTTTAGCTGGTGATGTAGTAGGTGCTTTTCCACCTGCTGGACCCGTTGGAGAAGTTGTTTCCACAGTTGCCGATGTTGCAAACATTGGTATTGATACTGCACGTGATCCTGAACCTTTAGTAAACGTTTATAATAAAATTAAAGAAGACCCGCTTAACGAATTAGAATACGCAGGTAAACAAATGCTAGGCGGACTAAAAAACGTTGCAAATGGCATCATATTCGGCTTCTAAGCCCTCCTAACCCCCTACACGCTAGATTCTACCTATGAACACTTTAGACCTCCTTAGAGACGATTTTAAGCTATTCCTACAAGCATTATGGAGTGAACTAGACTTACCAAACCCTACACGTGCTCAATATGCAATTGCTGATTACCTTCAACATGGTCCAAAGCGTTTACAAATCCAAGCATTTAGGGGAGTTGGTAAGAGCTGGATTACTGGTGCTTTTGTTCTTTGGACTTTATTTAATAACGCCGAAAAGAAAATAATGATTATATCTGCTTCTAAAGAACGAGCAGATAACATGTCAATCTTCCTACAAAAATTAATCATTGAAACACCCTGGTTGGCTCATTTGCGCCCTAAATCTGATGACTCCCGTTGGAGTCGTATCTCATTTGATGTGGCTTGTTCCCCTCACCAAGCCCCTTCTGTTAAATCAGTGGGTATTACTGGTCAGCTTACCGGTAGTCGTGCTGACCTGATGATCCTGGACGATATTGAAGTACCAGGTAACAGTATGACAGAATTTATGAGGGAAAAGCTTCTACAACTATGTACTGAAGCTGAATCTATCCTTACTCCCAAGAATGATAGTCGTATTATGTTCCTTGGTACACCACAGACAACCTTTACTGTCTATCGTAAGCTAGCTGAGAGGAGCTACAAGCCCTTTGTTTGGCCTGCTAGGTACCCTAGGAAGGTAACACAGTACGAAGGCCTGTTAGCGCCTCAACTGGTTGAAGATATAGACGGTGGTGCTGAACCTTGGCAAGTAACAGATGATAGATTTGATAATGAAGATCTGATTGAACGTGAAGCTTCAATGGGTCGTAGCAACTTTATGTTGCAGTTCATGTTAGACACGAGTTTATCCGATGCTGAAAAGTTTCCTCTTAAATGCTCTGACCTTATCGTCACTAGCGTTAACCCCACTACTGCTCCCGAATCAATCGTTTGGTGCTCCGATCCCCAAAACGTTATCAAAGACCTCCCCACTGTTGGATTACCTGGAGACTATTTCTACTCTCCAATGCAGTTACAAGGAACATGGGATCCTTACCAAGAAACAATCTGCTCAGTTGATCCATCGGGTCGTGGTTCGGATGAAACGGCAGCAGCTTATATCTCGCAACGTAATGGTTTCTTGTACGTGCACGACATGCGTGCTTACAAAGATGGGTACTCCGATAGAACATTACTTGATATTTTAAAAGGTTGTAAAAAGTTTGGTGTTACTAAACTCCTAATTGAAACCAATTTTGGAGATGGTATTGTATCTGAACTGTTTAAAAAACATATGGTACAAACTAAACAAGGTATAGATATTGAAGAGGTACGTGCTAATGTCAGAAAAGAAGACAGAATCATTGATAGTTTGGAGCCTATTCTCAATCAGCATCGTCTTATCATTGATCGTAATGTTATTGAGTGGGATTTTAAGTCCAACCCCGATAGCCCACCAGAAGAACGACTCCTTTACATGTTATTCTATCAAATGAGTCGTATGTGTCGTGAAAAAGGTGCAATCCGTCACGACGATAGAATTGATTGTCTTGCTCAAGGTGTTCAATACTTTACAGATGCTATGGGTATCTCTGCCCTAGAAGCTATTAAAGATCGTAAACGTAATGAATGGAATTCAATGCTTCAAGAGTTCTTTGATGATCCTCAAGCCTCTGCTAATCATCTTGTAATGGGTATGAATTTACAACAAAGACAACAAGCTAAAGGTAACTCTAAAAACTCAATACCCACCTGGGTATAAATATCTAATTTTTTATGGGCGGATGTATAGGGGGGAAGGGAAGGGTGGACCCGACTCCCCGAAGAGGGAGGAATTCGAGACAAGCTCTCATTCCTCCTTTTCTTAATGAAGCGTGAGGAGGATCCAAAGACAAACACTCCCTCTTCTTCATTCTTTAAAAACACCTTCTTTAATATTATATTTAAATATTATATTAAACATAAACTTTAATATGATGAATCCCGTGAGAACTTATTAAACATCCCAACACAAACATTAATCCCACCACAACTTATACTACTGTATGCATAACGTAGAACTTGTTCACGTAACACCTGATGCTGAACAACTAATAGCTTATATGGCTAGAGTATCTAACCCCGCTAACCAAGATAATCCTGATTGTATTAAATTAATTAAGTACCTTATTAAACATAATCATTGGTCCCCCTTTGAAATGGTTAATATGTGTGTACAAATAGACACAACCCGAAGTGTTGCTAGTCAAATCTTAAGACATAGATCTTTTAGTTTTCAAGAATTCTCTCAACGTTACGCTCAAGTCGTTAATACTCCATCACTCCCTAGCTTTCGTAGACAAGATACAACAAATAGACAAAATAGTATTGATGATCTTAATGAATATACTCAACAAGAGTTCCAAATACGTACTCAAGACCTATTTGATCAATCCCTTAACCTTTATAATGAAATGTTAGCCGCTGGTGTCGCTAAAGAATGTGCTCGTGATGTTTTACCACTCTCTACACCTACTAAACTCTATATGAACGGTACTTTAAGGTCTTGGTTGCATTATACTGCGCTAAGATGCGCTAACGGGACTCAACTTGAACATCAAACTATCGCTAACGGGGTTAAACAGTTACTTATGGAACAGTTTCCTTACGTATCACAAGCAATGTGGCCGACCCGAGTGAGTGAAACGAACGAGGGGGTTAAATAACCTCTTAAAAAAATGACAAAAATGTCTGAGCACTAGTTTTTAATTATAATTAAGAATTAATCCCCCATTGGGGGTAATAATAATTAGAATTCGTAGCAAGTACGAGTTATTATTAATAGATAATGATTGATAAGTATTAATATTAATTAGCTCCGTTCGCTACGCTCACTCCGCCGCGCTAAATAT